TCTTGTGGAATCGCGGGACGTCCCTTCGGATTACGGCTTGGGCCGCCCTTCTTTGGAGCGATGGCGATGAGGTGCGCGTGCTGTTCAGGCGTCACCTTCAACTCTTCTGGCTTCTTTGTTCTTGATCGCGGGGCCATTATTCCTCCACCACACGACCGCCAAGCTGAGTGACGAAGTCGAGTGCGTCGGTGTCATGCAGGAAGTCGATGCGGAAACTGTCTGTTGTGACATCGGTAACGGTGAAGTCCATGATTTTCTGGTTTTCAAGCCAAACACCATAGCGCTTATTGATCCAAGCAGTAACAGCAGCAATTCGGGCATCTGGATCAATAGCAGTGCTCGTCTCACCAAAGAACCAGTCGTTGAGTTCGCTGCGCTTGTACCCGGATGCGATGTTCATATGTACTTTCATTGTGTACCTTGTCGTGAAATCGGTTTACCCGTTATTTAATCGGGAAGCGCTAGGAACAGCGTCAAATGCAAAAGGAGAGCAGAATGAGCGATGACATCAGAGCAATGTTTGAAGCGAAGGCGATGCCAGCGCCGGGACGAGGTTCACGCGATGCAATCTCGCTGTTCAAAGGATCAGTGAGAACGCAGATCACCCGCGCAGAAGACGCGAAGGCCGGAAAAGCGGCGAAGACAACGGCGTTGAACTGGTTCAAACCTTATGATGGCGGTTACTCCGTTCAATTGGGTAAGAAGCCAATCACGTTTGGTGCAAACACGCATTGGCGTGCCGACGATCTCGATGAAGTTATCCGTCTGCTTGAAGGCGCTCTTGCTCTTGCTGACTCCGATAAGGAGTTCCAGTCGAACATTCGCACGGCTGCTAAAGAGAACAAGCCGACAACAGCGGCGGCAAACGTGGACGCTCCCCCTGTCGCCAAAACACGCAAACCGCGCAAAACCAAATAAGTTGCAGAGGCCCCGGAAACGGGGCTTTTTCATTTGAAGCAGTCAATTGCGTGCCATCGATAAATATCCGGTCGTAAATTACCGGTTGATATTGAATGGCCATGACTCCCGAACAAGAAGCCAGTTTCGAGGCGCTTCTTGATACTGTTTACCGCAAAGACATTGCGGCATTTGCATTAGACATTTTCGAATCCGAACTGCGCCCAAAACAGGTCGAGTTTTGCGAAGCATTCCAAAAGAACAAGCGCATCTCCTTTAAAGGCGGGGTCGGGTTCGGGAAGACGCACGTTCTCGCGGTGTGTGTTTGGTGGGCTTTGTTCTGTTGCGAACGCGATACGAAGGTGTCGATCTTCGGTCCAACTGAAAACCAGTTGACCAACGGTATCTGGAACGAAATTGAACTGCTTTACAATCGTATGCCAGTCGAGTTCCAAGAGGGCTTCGACTTCTCTGCGACCACAGCGCAGCGCAAAGCAAATCCAGCAGCATGTTACGCGACATGGCGAACCATCCCGAAGGACAACGTTGGTTCTATCGCGGGTATCCACGCGGATAACAATTTCATCTTTGTGGACGAAGCCGCAGACGTTGAGGACATCGCGTTTGAGAAGGCTCTACAGAACCATCTAACGACCGACATCAATCCGAAACTGGTCTTGATCAGCAACCCACGTAAAGCGTCGGGTTTCTTCTACGAGACATGGACCGGCGACATTTCAGATTCGTGGACCAAGGTTCACGGTCGTATGCAGGACAATCCCCGCGTTTCGGCTGAAGACCTCGAGTACGCTGCAAAGCAGTATGGGGGCAAAGGCTCCAACAACTACACGATCAACGTAGAAGGCGATTTCCCATCGGATAACGACGAGGGCTTGATCGCTGGTACGCTTGTAGACCTCGCAATCGAGAACGACGAGGTCGGAGAGCCAAGTCCCGCCCGTAAGAAGATTTGGGGCGTTGACCCTGCTGGTCCCGGCAAAGACCGTTCCGTCATCGTCAAGCGTCATGACAATCACGTTTATGAAATGCCGCTCGAATATACAAAGCAGACGATCACGCAATTATCGTACACCGTTCGCGACATGTGGCAGCGCCTGCCCAAGCACGAACGCGATCAAGTGATCATCGCAGTTGATGCCAACGGTCTTGGCCGTGGTCTTTACGACAACCTGCGTGACTTCGGGCTTCCAGTAAAATCAGTCACGACGCAGAGCAGTCCTACTAAGGGCAGGGATGCTTTCGGCAACGACAAGTTTGCGAAGCTGCGCGATCAGCTTTGGTGGCAGGTCAAGGAATGGATCGAGACTGAGAACGTTCGGCTCCCATACTGCCTTCCGCTGATCAAAGAATTGAAGATGCCGAGCTGGGCCTATGACGCAAAGGGCAAGGTCAAGGTCGAAGGCAAGAGCGAGATCAAGAAGCGCTTGAAGGCGTCGCCCGACTATGCGGACGCTTTGTGCTTGACGTTCGCAGTCGAGGAATCTCGCTACAGCGGCAAGTACTCGTGGAGCAAGCCGATTAGCGGGACTAACCACTCTGCGTACGAATAAACCGATGTTGTTGCCCTACGCAGGTATGATCAGCGAGTGGTCAACTATGGGAAGGCGCTGACCGGGGGGTATCTGCTCGTTGAAGCGCCGTATTTTTCCCCTTGCGACCGTCATCTGGTCGCGTTTCCAGGGACCAGATGGGAGTTCCTGGATTGCGATATGCTCTGGACCGTTAAAGATGATTTCTCCGCATAAGTCACGGAACTGAAAATCCAAAAAAATCAGATAATCGGCGCGAGTTTCGACTTTGCGGAATGCGGGACCACCGGAACGATTGGTGGCTTTGATTTGAACCGATTTACGACCAACTTCACTTTCGATGTAGCCATCGATGCCGGTGCCGCCGCCCGGTGTGAGAGTAATCCCAAATATTTTTGCCGCCACGACCTCACCGATGTCACCAACAAGTTTTCCGTCGAATGTGAAATCCACGCCCGGAACGGCGTAGTGGTCCTTAACTAGGTCGCGGGCAAGTACCAAATCTCGGATTACGGAAGGCAATGTGAAGAATATCTGTTGGCTCATGCACGTTCCTAGATCTCACAACGTCAGGGATGCAAGTTCGTACATTCCTCTCTGAGCGTCTATGGAAAAACGAGGCTTTCCAAGCTGAAACGGTAAATAGGGAATAACCACAGCCCAACGAGACGGCGGAACCAACCGCCGCGAAAGGTACGATGGCAAAAGACAAAAAGAAGTCAGTCAATGACTCCGATATCGCCAACAAACTTGCGATCATGGCACAAGATGCCGTTGGTGTTTCAGCACAGAACATCGCCAACCGACACGAAGATGGCCTACGCGGATATCAGCGTGAGGCGTTCGTCAACGACGACAAAATCCGTGGTCGTTCCAAGTACGTTGGACCCGAGATCACAACGCAGGTCGATTGGTCAGTAGCAAACGTCTTCCGCGTTTTTATGTCGATGCGCTATCCGGTCAGCTTTCAGCCGAACACTACCAACCCTCGCGACGTTGCCGTAGCCGATCAGATGACAACGGTTCTCAATAACTTGCTGCGCGAGCGTAATAAGCACGGTGCGCTGCTTCTGCAGTGGCTCAAGAACGGGTTTATGACCGGCGTAAGCATCGCAACGGTCCGTATGACCTCGATCGAGGAAGAAAGCCTTCCACAGATGGTGAAGGGGCTAACGGACGAGGCGCTTGTCGCATATTACGACATGGAGCAGGCCAAAGAGATCACTGATATCGAGGTTGGTGAGCCGTACGACGCTCCAATGCCGGAACTGCCGCCAGGTACACCACCGGAAATGGCCGAAATCGCGAAAGCGATGCTGCCGAAGGTACGCGACATCAAACTTCGCTACATCAGCCGCAAACCAGACCTCTGCATCGACAATCTGCCGGTTGAAGATTTCATCGTCTCTAAAGACGCCAGCATTTGTCAGAAGACAGGCGGCATCGCAGCGAAACTACAAGGCCATCGCCGCAACATGAGCCGCGATGAACTGCGCGAGCAGGGCTTTGACGAAGACAAGATCGCGAGAATTCCGCTAGCGTCTGAAAAAGATGACGGTATCGCTTTGCAGCGTAGCAAGATCACCGACTTCGAAGATGGCACAAACGATGTCACCGATGATGTGACCGTGTACGAAATTTATACGAAAATGAACATCGACGGCAAACGCGCTCGTCACTACCGTTTTACGTTGGCTGGCGATCTTGAAAGCAGCCCTGTTCTTCTCCAAAAGCAGGAAGTCAGCAAATATTACCCGTATGCTCCGTTTGTCCCTTATCCGATCCCGAACACGCTTTTCGGTCAGAGCATGATGGATCGCATCGGGCAGGAACATAACTTCCTTAGCAAGGCAAAGCGCTTTGTTTTTGACAACCTCGCTGCCCACTCTAATCCGATCAAGGTCGTAAACCCGGAAATTACAAACGTCGATGACGTGTTGAATCTCTATCCGGGTGCCGTTGTACGGTCGGCTGACCCAACTGGTGGCATTACCTACAATCAGCAGGCATTCACTGGCGGAAACGCGATGGGCGTTGTGGATACCGTAAGTCGCGAACTCGAAAACTCGACTGGTGCTGGTCCCGGTATGATGGGTCTGGATACCGGCGATATGGTTGCTGAGACAGCCACCGGTGTAAGCAGCCGCAAAAACGCAGGAATGATCTTGATGGAGACGATCTGCCGTTGGTTCGCTGAAACCGGCTACTCCTACCTTATGAAGCTGATCGTCGATGCCTTTGTGACCAATCCCGAGGAAGCACAGACTTATATCCAGCGCCTTACAGACCAGTACGTACCCATCGTTATCGATGAGTGGGATGCGGACATGGACGTGTCGGCAAACGTGGCATTCGGCGTGATGAACAAGGATTTCAACTCGGTCGCGCTCAACCAAATCCTAATCCAGCAGCAGCAGGCGCAAGGCCTTGGTCTTGCTGGCCCAAAGGAACTCTACAACACGCTGATCAAGATCACCGAGAACGCAGGCTTTACCAACGTCAACGATTTCTACCTTGATCCGTCGAAGCAGCCGCCACAGCCACCAGCTCCGCAGCCGCCCGACCCACTGATGATCCAAGCGCAGATCGCAGAGAAGCAATTGGCTCTTGAGGAAAAGAAGGTCGAGTTCGATCAGCAGTTCAAGATTGCCAAGTTGAAGGACGAAAGCGACCGGGCACGCGATGCTATGGCACAAGATAAGTACCTGAAAGAAGCGGAGATCAAGGGCAAGTACGGCGCAGACGTGGAGATTGCCCGCATTAACGCAGAGCAGGCAATGGCACGCAATGATGTGGATAAGGCGATTGCAGTGCAGGATGCTCAGAATCAGGCAATGGGCCATCTAGCAGCGATGCAACAGCCACAGCAGCCGATGCAGCCACAGCAGCCAGCGCCGCAGGAGTAAACAATGAACCATGAGATCATCGCACGCGGCGCACGCGCAAAGCAAATTCTAGACATGCCGGAGTTCAAGGAACTGCTTGAACAGGTCAAGCGCGATACGTTTGACGAGTGGGCAGTTACGCCAGAAGTCGATACGCAACGACTTGCGTCGCTCAAAAGCGAAATGACCGGCTTGAACCGGTTCTACATGAAAATCGTCTCGTACGTTCGCGATGCCTCGGTTGAGCAGCATAACGCTACGAACATCGCAGACCAATAAGGACGCTCAAAACTCGCGCGGAAATAAATACGATATCCGATTAACGCGAGAAAATAATAATGGAATCGACCAACAATCCCGAACAGGGAACTGGTTTGACCGTAAATGACGCGGCAACACACATCGAACAACTTTTGGACTCCGAAACCGGAACAACCGAACAAGTAGATGCTGATCACGAAACCGAAGAGGTTTCAAACGTCGAAGTTGATGAAGCAACAGACGAGGTAGAGGAACAATCCAAAGC